CACACTCTATATTTCACAGTCCACGCTGTCAAAGCACATCAAAAAGATGGAATCGGAATTGGGCGTCCCTCTTTTTGACCGAACGACCCGAAAGGTTCGCATCAGCAAGTTTGGCCAGCTGTTGCTGCCCTACGCTAGACAGATCACAGAGCTTCAGGACGAGTACACTGCCGTGTTGCAGAACAGCCTTGCAGTCGACCAGGAAGGCTTGGTCTTGGACATGTTGAGCCGGGACCCGCAACTCAGGAAGCGGCAGGTGCTGGCTCAGACACCTATGCCGTCGGTGCCCGGGGCCATCGAAAACCGTCCGCAGATCATGCGCAATGTGCTCTACAAAGGCCGAGGCGACGGCACCTACGCCGAGATCGCGCACTTCGCGGGTGTCGCGGCGTCCGACTGGTCGTGGGCCGTCCAGTTTCTCGACGTCGATCTGGACGGGTACGAGGACATTCTGATCCCCACGGGTCACATGTGGGACATGAACGACGGTGACGCCAACGAGCGGCTGGGGAGTAGCTCCATGCTGCCCTGGCAGCAGCAGCTGTTGGATTTTCCGGAATATCGATCGAAGAACGTCATCTTCCGCAACAACTGGCATAAGTATTGCTTCAGCAGGCTCTAGTGGGACTAATGCTAATTTACCTCCTTACTATGCTCTTGCTTACATAATGAAGACTTAATATGCCTACACAACGATTGCAATTTACAGAATGGTTGCCAGACCAACCTGCTATGGCAGGTAGTTTAAACGATGCAAAAAATGTAGTGCCTCTATCACTTGGTTATAGCGGCTTTCCTAATGCAGAAAATTATTCTGGTTCTGCTAGTGAAAACTTAAACAACATTATTGTAGGTAAGTTTGGTGCAGATGTTCAGGTATTTGCAGGTGGTTCTACTAAACTATTTAAAATGGATAATACTGACTTGTCTATGGATGATGTATCTACAGCAGGTGGATATTCTAGTACAGATAATTGGCAATTTAAACAGTTTGGTAAAAAAATATTAGCAGCTAATAATTCCGCAAGACTACAATCTTGGGAAATAGGTGGTAGTTCTACTTTTTATGAATCATCTACCTACAAAACAGGCACATATAGTCGTTCTGGCACAACTGTAACTGTCACTATTACAGCACATGGATTAACAACGTCAACAGATTATAGAGTAGATGTTACATCAGGTGATGGCACAGATGGCACTTACACCATTACTGTGGTTGATGCTAATAGCTTTACTTACACAGATACAGCGTCAGGCACAACATCAGGCAACATTAATGTATTTACATCATCAGCACCGATTGCTAAATATGTCACCGTAGTGCGTGATTTTGTAGTATGCGGTAATTTAGATACAGGCACAAATGCTAACAAAGTTGCTTGGAGTGATATTAATGATGAATCTTATTGGGATTCAGGTTCTACAAGTCAGTCTGATTATCAGATACTTCCAGATGGTGGAAACATAACTGGTCTTGCAGGTGGTGAGTTTGGATTAGTATTTCTTGAAAAAGCTGTGGTGCGTATGTCGTATATTGGAAGCCCATTATTCTTTCAGTTTGACACTATATCAAGAGGGTTAGGTTGTTTAGATGGTAACTCTATTGCAACCTATGGCAATACATCATTCTTTTTATCTGATGATGGTTTTTATTCATGCGATGGTACAACAGTTACAGGCATTGGAACAGAAAAAGTTGATAGATGGTTTTTTGATGACTGTTCATTAACAGATTTAGGTAGTATGACTACTGCGATTGACCCTGTTAAAAAACTTGTTGTATGGAACTACAAAGCTGTTGACGGCAAACGACACATGATTGTTTATAATTGGCAAATAAGTAAATGGTCAAGGGTAGAAACATTAGCCACAGGTGTAGGAACAGTTGCCTCTATAGGAACAACATTAGAGGGTCTTGTTTCATCTTATTTAGTAACAGCAGGTAGCTTTGTAACTTCTAGTGAATATCAAATATATGAAATAGGCACTACTGATTTTACATTAATAGGTGCATCAGAAAATAAAGTAGGTGTTAAATTTACTGCAACAGGAGCAGGTAGTGGAACAGGTAAAGCTGTTGATTTGGCTGCTGCTACTGCTGGTGGCAGAACCATAGACTCAATGACTGCATCACTAGATTCACGATTATTTATTGGTGGTAAGTTTTTATTTGCAGGATTTGAAGATGACAAGATTGTTACTTTTACAGGTTCTACTTATAATTCTGAAATTATTACAACTGATGTAGAAGTGGGGTATAACAGTTTAGTAACTCTTGCTAGACCAACTATTGATAATGGTAGTGCAACAGTTAAAGTTGCTAGTCGTAAAGAATTAGACGATACAGTAGGTTTTAGTGCAAGTGTAACAACATCATCAGAGGGTCGTGCATCTTTACGAAGTTTTGGTAGATACCATAGGTTTAGTATTAGCCCAACAGGTAACTGGACTAACGCAGTAGGAGTAGATGTAGATATAACACCAACAGGAACTAGGTAATGGCAAGAACCAATATGTATCGTAAGTTGCCATTTCAAGGTGGCGAACCTCGTCTAGTTGCAGAGGTGGTAAACAATGCTGTTGAAGGCAAGACAAATAATACTGGTCAAATAACTTTGGCTACTGGCGGTGCTATTACAACAACACTTTACGATGAGCGTATAGGTTTTGATTCTATTATATTATTAGAGCCACAAACTATTGCAAGTGCTTCTACAAGTTATCAGTTACCCTATGGATTGTTTGAAGACACTACAAATCAATCATTTACTGCTAATACAGCAACAGTATTAGCTATTGCAGATGAAGAAAAAGCATATGGTATGTCATTATCTAGCAATCAAATTACAGTTAATTACGCAGGCTGTTATGACATAGATGTAATGGCAAGATTTGAAAATCCATTATCACAAATACACAATGCGTATGTATGGTTTAGAGTAAATGGCACAGATGTTCCACATTCAGCACAGTCTGTAACTATTCCTGATAAACAAGGTTCTGTAAATGGTGCAGCTCATGTAATGGTAAAACATCCATTAGATTTAAGTGCAAATGATTATGTAGAAATTGTTGCAGCAGTAGATGATGCTAATGTTGTATTAACAAAACAAGATGCTATTACATCACCTTATGTTAGACCATCTATTCCATCTTTAACAATAACTATGTGCATGGCATTTCCTAGCCAAACAACAGGAACAGGATTACAACCATATATTAGTAATAGGCAAAAAGGACAAGCAACTATTACTCATTTACCTAATAGTGTGTCAGATAACACTTGGGGATATATAATAGTAGGATAAGAACTACTAGGATTAAATATGAAATTAACAGTTTATGTTGTACCTACAAATCATGTGCAACAATTTTGGCATTTAGCTGAACCTTTACTACAGAAAGCATTAGACAAAGGCAACGGTGAATTTACTGCTGACCAATTAAAACTATTAGTAGCACAAGGACATCAGCAACTAATCTTATCTATGGATGAAGATAAGAATGTGTATTGTGCTTTAACAGTACAATGGATTATGTACCCTAACGACAGAATTGCTTATATTACTTATATAGGTGGTCGTAACACAAAAGATGGATTTGACCAATTTAAAACATGGGTTAAAAATAGTGGTGGAACTGCAATACGAGGTGCTACCAAGTTTGAAAGTATAGCTAAACTCTGGAATAGGCTATATGGATATGAAAAAATATATACACTAATGGAGCTTAAATTATGATTATGCAATTAAAAATATGGTTGTTTAAACAGCTATATAAATCTATCGCAAAACATGGCAGAGAAGGTGATACTGAACTTGCCCATGTTAATTCTTACGAGGTAGAGCTATTAAGGTTAGTAGGGGGTAGCGGAACGATTAACCCCGCTACAGGACTGCGAGAATTTAAAGGGGGTGGTGGAGGAACACAAACAACATCATCTGAATTAGACCCTATTGTTAAGCCTTTTGTAGAGTATGGATTGCAAGAAGCTAAAGGCTTGTATCAACAAGCTGGTCCAGAATACTATCCAGAAGCTACTTATATTCCAGCATCAACACAAACACAATCAGCATTACAAGCAGCAGAGCAAAGAGCATTAGCAGGTAGTCCATTAGTACCAGCAGCTCAAGCACAACAGCTAAATGTAATACAAGGCGGAATGTTAGGTGCAAATCCATTTTTAGCTCAAGCAATGTCAGGTGCAGCCGATGTTGCTAAACAACAATATTACGATGCAATACAAGGCACTCGTAGTGGTGCATCACAAGCAGGTCGTTATGGCTCACCAGCTATGTTTGAACAACAAAATAGAGCACAACAAAACCTTGCTAACGCACTTGCTCAAGAAGCAGGAAGGCTTATGTATCAATCCTACGGACAAGAAAGAGGCTATCAACAACAGGCTTCTCAGCTTGCTCCACAAATGGC